GGCCGCTATCGCCCGTCGGCGACGGCGATCCGAACGTGTTGCCCTCTTTAATGATGCTGTCAACTTCAGCCATCACCAAGCCCCCCAAGGCCGATGATTATCGGATGATCACGGCGTGGATTATGCCCCCGCCGCGGCCTCTTGTCCACGTTTCGAGCGGCGCCGCGTCGCCGCCTCGGACTGCTGGGCATAGCGCTCCGCCACCTGGCCGCGGGTCTCGTTCAGCAGGACCGCCTCCCCGCCCATCAAAGCGAAGACGGCCAGGCAGTCCTGCCGGTAACACTCGAAAAGCGGCATCCCGGATACTTTCTCCTCGTGTAGCCGCACGCCGCCATTGCACGCCGGGCATCGCGGCAACGGGAATTCATTCTTGATGTGCCGGGCCGCCGCCGGTGTGACGATGGTTCGGACCGCCTGGGCCATGTGTTTCGGGTCTGTGACGTGGTCGTATCTGCCCATTATTTTCTCCAGCACGCGTCCAGTTATGCCACGACCTTGCGCTTGCGGCGTTGACCCACTCCCTTGAAATCCCTCCGGTCAATCAACCCAAGCTCTTTCATCATCTGCGATCGATGCTGCGGGCTCTTAACGATCAGGGCGTTGTCTCGCGTGTAGTCCTGACCTGCAATCCGCTCGCTGTCGTGCAGGACCCCCATGGATTCGCTGGCAAACGGATAACATCGCCGCTCGCTGATGCCCGACCTTCGGCGATGCGTCCTGACGAAGTCGGCCCGCTCGGCTTCGGCGTCGATCACGGTCTTCCTGCCGCCGCATTTCGGGCAGGGCGCCGCGTCGGGCTCGCGCCCCGAGGCGAACAGGTCATCCCAACGATGACCGCAGGCGCACACCATGTTGTGATGCCGTATTGCCATGCGCCGCCCCCCAGGAAAACGCGGCGCTGAAATATTATCTGCCTGGCCATCCCGCGGTCAAGCGACCGGCTTCGCGGCGCAGCTGGCCGACCTCTTGCCGCGGCGTCTGGGCGGCGCCGCCGCCCTGATTCGGCGCGGGCATGGGCGGGCCGCCTGGCGGCGCCGCGGCTGGGCCCTGCTGGGGCAACCCGCCCGGCTGGACGGCGGCGGCGAGGTACTGATGGTGCTCCATGACGTGCATGGCGATCACCTCGCTGCCGGTCTGCTGGGCGGTCATCTCGTGGAATTGCAGGTGCGTCTGGTGATCGTCGGCCGGATCGACCGGCAGCGGCTCGCCGCCGCGGAGCATTTCGGCATCCTCCTGCTGGGCCTTGGCCGCGGCCTCGGGATCTTCGCCACCGCCGGCGGCGAGCTGGATGTCAACCAAGTACTTCTCGGGATTGAGCTCCCCGATTTCGCGCAGGTGCCGCTCCAGCAACGGTTTGAGCTTGAACTGCGAATTCTCGGCCTGCAGCTTCATGGCGATGTTGGGGTTGGTCGAAATCTGGATCAGATCCTGCGTCCGCTTCTGCTTGATCGCCGGGTCCACGCGCTCGACGCTGGAGGGCACGATCGAAAACAGAAAATCCGCGACCTCGCCGACGGTACCCGGCCCCAGGGCGATCAGTCGCGTCTCCAGCGGGAGTTGCATGCCCTCGAACGCCCCGCTGTGCGCGAGATACAGGCCGGCGAACTTGGAAATCGCGTCCTGGGCGAAGTCCAGCACACAGCCACGCATGTCGTCTAACTGCACGCCGCTCATGTTGTAGGAGGCCTGGATTTCGGTGGCCGTTGTGCTGCCCGACCCCGGCACCCCGCGATGAAACTCGGCGACGCCGGCCATTTCGTCGGTCAGGGCCTTCATGGCCTCCGCGCCCTTCAGCATGTCTGGGTGCATCCCGCCGAAGCGGGCCTGCTCGACGCCCTTCTTGAGGCCGGGAATCCCGATGACGTCCTGATCCTCTGCCTCCGCGAGTTTCTTGATCTGGTCGGCCTTGATCTCGTCACTGTCGTATAGCACCACGTTCTTCGCGCTCTTCGCCGCCTTGATCGCCGCCTCCATCAGCACGTCGACGCTGACCCGGCCGTCGAACTGGGGCGACAGCGGTGGATTCGGCCAGAAGTACTCCTGCACCTCCTCGAAGACCAGCATCGAGAACGGAAACCCCTCAACCCCGTCCGGCCAGGGCAATGTCGCCAGCACGACGTCGACCTTTCCCGTGGGATCGATGCAGTAGACCGCGCGGCAGTCGCGGTCATAGGCCTCGTGGTAACAGAACAACTCCAGTTTCGGATCGCCCTGGTGATCGCCCTCCCCCAGGCCCCCGCCCTCGCGTAGCGGTCGCTTGATGGTCCGAGCGTTGGGCTCCAGCAGGTGGGCGACCTCCCTGAAGCGCGGGTCGGCCTTCATCACCTCGATCGGCCGGTAGATTTCATGGCTGACCCAGCGGGCCTCTTGTAGATTGGTCGCCCACGGGTCGTTGTAGAATCGGCACGGATGCACCTGGCAGCTCCACGGGAGATCGGGATCGAGGTATTCCTTGTGGCCCGCCAGCTCGAGGTCGACGTCGTACATCGCGGTCTGACTCGGGTCTTTGTGGGAAGGGGTCTCGATGACGGCCCCCGTCCGAAAGTTCAGCCCGTGCTTGAGAATCCCGCACGAAGAAAGCCCCACCCGCGTCGCCCGCCGCAACTCGTCCTGCCACCGCACCTGCGGCAGAATGGCGTTGATCTGGTCGCCGAGCTGCTCGGCCGCCATTTCGAATTCCGCGCCGTCGCGCTTGGCGCTGACCTCGATCTTCAGGTCCCGCCCGCGGGGCACCAGGTGCGGCATGAGGACGCGGATGTAGTTGTTGTGCAGGTTGGCCGGCTGGCCGTGTTCGTCGGCGAGGAATTTGTCCGCGAAGTTGCGGCCGGCGATCTCGCGCCACAGTTTGCGCCAGATGATCTCGTGTGGGCGGCGCTCGTCCTTGGCAATCTGAATCCGGTCGCGCCAGGCCTTGACGTCGTTCTGCATTTGACGACCCCCAGGGCCATGCGTTAGCGCCAGACGATCTTCTCGCGGCGCTTTTCCGACCGCGCCAGATCGGCCAGGTCCGCCGCCGCCGAGCCGCGCGGCGCCGACGCCTGCGCCAATGGTACATGAATCGGACGCCGGCTCAACAGGTAACGGAGGCCGCTGATCAGGTGATTGTGGGCGTCGCGTCGTTTTTCGCGATCGCCCAGGTACTCCCCGGTCTTGGGGTCGGCGTCCTGGCGCCGATAATTCTGGCACTCGAAAATGCCCCACTGGCAGCGCTCCGCCAGCAGAAGCAGCCCCTCGTTCAGCAGGGCGTTGATCCGCGAGTCGCCGCTTTCCACGCTGCCCTTGCTGGCGTCGCCGGCGATGGTGCGGATCCCGGCCTGCATCAATTCGTCGCGGCAGGCCAGCCGCGGCCGGCCCCACATCCGCGCCTGGTCGGCCGCCGGGTCGATGACCGCCGCGATGCACGGCTCGTGGTAGCGGTAACGCGCCCGCTTGGCCTTGACCAGATCGGCGATCTCGCCCGGCAATTTGCCGCGCAGATAGATCTCGTCGTACCAGTGCAGCTTGCGCGGCGGCTCGACTGCGATGAAGCCCCAGGCGAAGGGGTTGGCGTAGCCCGGATCGGCGAACTCGTACCTGGTCCATTCGTCGGGCGGATCGAAGTCCGCCTCGATGTTGAATCGCGAATCGAAGCGGTCCAGAATCAGCCCCTCGGCCAGCACGTCCTCCCCCAGCACCCGCATCCGGGCCTCGCGGGTCTGGATGCCGCCGTACATGGTGATCGCCCTGGCCAACTCATCCTCGGTCAGCAGCTCGTTGTCGGCCATGGTGGTGTCGGCGACGCTGATGATGAATCCCGGCGGGGCGGGCTCGATGCTGTTGGGATTCAGCAGGTGCTGCCGGGCGATCCTATTGAGCCAGGCCAGCTCACCCACCGCGGTGACCAGCAGCTTGCCGCCGGCATCGACCAGGCGGGCAACGATGCGATCCTTGACCCACTCCTCGACCGCCTCGTCGATCCAGCACTTGTGCCAGGCGAAGGCCTCAAACGCCTGGCCGCGCTGCAGGTCCGACAGGAAGTCCACCGTCGAGCCGTTCTTGAGGATCAACTTGGCGTTGTCGGAGCCGAATCCCGTCTTCGGGTTCCACGGCTGACAGGCCAGCATGTGCCGCGGGATGAACTCCGAGAGGATCCGCTGCTGCACGTCGCGCGATTTGTCCTTGCTGACCGTCACACAGCCGATCGCCGCCGGAGCCCCCAGCTGCACCGTCCGCAGATCCCAGGGAAGATCCGTCCAGGTCTCGATCGGCCAGCCCAGCAGGTCGGCGGCGCAGGCGGCCCCGGCGGCGACGGTCTTGCCGGCACGGTTCGGACCGACCCAGGTTGCGACCTTCATGCATTCGCGAACCGCGGTGATGAACTCGCGCTGCCTGGTCCACAATGCGAAGGGGATCACGCCGCGGCGCGGATGGCGAATCAGCCGCAATGGATTGGCGCGCCGCTGCCGCTCGAGAAGCGCGTCAAGGCTGCGAAGCGTCTCGTCGAGTTCTTGCAGCGTCAAGTCGGGCGGCAATATGGTCCCGGACCGCGAGGATGGTGTCGATCGGCAGCGGGGGCGTGCGGTCTTCCTCTTTTTCACGCGGCGGCCTCCCCCAGCCCATCCATTGACCGAGCAGCGCCAGCGTGTTTCCCGAAATGCGCACGTCCTTGCTGGTCAGGCCGGCCTTGATTCTCCGAGCCACCATCGCGAAGTCAATTTTCGCGGCGCCCAGGGCCTCGACGAGGCCGTCGTGATCGTCGAGCTTACGCACGATCCGCCCCGCCATGGCCGTGGCGCTGCGGGTGCTGGTGGGGTGATAGCCGGCGCGGCGCAGCGCGTTGCGCTGCGTCATGCCCTTGGACCGGTTGCTGGCGTATTTGAGTCGCTTGGCCGCGGCGGCCGCGGAGCGTGTGGCCACCTTCTTATTTGTCTTGCGAGCCATCTAGGTCACCACCATGGCCAGGCCGCACACGCTCAGCAGCAGTCGGCGGAACGGGCGGCGATGGGCCAGGCCGCCGGTATAGGTCACCCGCAGCTTCGGCGTGTGGGCCATCGTGAATCTCGCGTTGTCGGTGACTTCGTAGTCCATGCCCAGCCCGAATTCCGTCAGCTCCAGGTCGTAGGCCTCCATCAGCCCGGCGGCGGCGTCGGGGCCCAGATCATCGACGTGGGCCTCGTCGTCGGCGGTGGGAAAATCGAACGTCGCGAACTGCAGCCCCGGCTGGTTGCAGTTGTCCCACTGTACGACCTCGTCGTCGGCGGCGCTGCCGGCGTTGAAGTTGGTAGAGCACTCATCGCCCACAAACGTCGGCAGCGCGGGCCTGCTGGTGACCGCCCATACGAGTTCGACCTTGGTGATGGCGGTCACGCCGACGCCAAGGTCCTGCGGATTGAAAAAGAAAAATGGCCGCCGCCCCTTGGTACCGCTCGTTAGATTCTCCAGGCCGACGTCGGCATCCGGCGGGAACTCGTACTCGAACTGCACCGGCAGCGTGCCGAAGCGCCTGGCGTCGCCGAACCCGTTGGCAATCGGAGATAGGTCGACCGACGGCACGATCCTGGTCCCCCCTAACTGACCTGCTTGTAGCTGTAGCCGGCGACGAAGTAGTGGATCGAGGCGGTCGCGTTGCTGCTCTTGATCTTCAGCGCCGCCCCGACCGAGGTGCGCGGCCCGACGCGAAATTCACGACCGACCCCGCCGCCCGTCTCCTCGGCCCAGGTGGCGAAGATGTTGTCGCTGTCGGACAGCAGATTGACGATCGCTCCGTCGGTCGCGTCATCCTCGCTGTTGACCAGCACGACGTCGGTCACCACGTGGACGTAGCCGGCCTTGGCGGGCAACAGTTCGACGGCAGTGACGCCGGCCAGCGGCGTGACGCCGGAATTGACCGCGAACGGCTCCGCATTGTTCGGGATCATCGACGGCCCCCAAGCGGTAAGGCCCTGCCCCGGCCGGCTCCCCCCAGAAGGCGCCGGCCGGCGCGGGCACGACTCGAAGCGGGTGATTATCGGTCCGCCCCCGCATCACCGTCAACACTCGGAGGCAGCGCGCCGTCGGGAGATCCTCTTGATTGTCGGTCGGCAGAGCTTCTGCACCGTCGCTTCAAGCTCGGCGATCCGGGCATCCCTGGGGTCCGTGGTGGCGGATGGTGGATAGATCGCAAGATATTGGTTGTAGTACGCCTTCATGTAGGTGTGGAACCCCCGCAGGGCGACAAAGGCCCTATCGAAGCGCTCCAGGCAGGCGGAGGTTTTCTCGAACTGCTGGCGCATGACTGCGCATTTGTCGATGGTGGTTTCCTGCTCGATCGAACCGGCGAGGACATCCATGTCGGTGAATGACTGGCTGATCTCCCGAAACCGCTCATGGTAGATGCGGTGCAGATCCTCGGCGCTGCTGCGAAACTCCTCAGATGAGCTGGATAAGGCCATCACCATCCTTAACCGGCCTCTTCCCTCCGTCTGGTCGAATTCCTTGTCGACCTTGACTTCATGGTTCATGGCTTTCTCCTTTGCGCACGTCGGCGCTGGATCTGTGAATTGCAGGGTCCACGTGTCTAGGTATATATGCCCTCTATCTGTCCATCAGTCACGGTCGCCCAGGCGCCGCACCGCGCCGCGTTGCGGTTCGCGGTGCGGCGCATTGCGTCCGCGCGGCGGTGACACCGCGCCGCGGACCCGCTGACTAGCGACGGGGCCATATGGATCCCTGCCGTCTGTGAATCGCCTCTTTTTTTCGTTTGCTTTCCACGGCGACCGAGTCTTCGACGCTGCGGTAGCGGGAGAGTTGGCCGATGTCGGCGCTGTTGACTGTGACCAGGTAGCCCGCCTCGATGCCTGCTCGGACGGCAAACCGGAGGGCCGGCAGGTCCTCGCGCGGCAACGCGAACAGCCTGACCAAAGACTTTGCCAGATCCTCCGCCGGATGGCTGGCCACGCCGCAGTAGCCCGACGGTCTGCAGCACAGCTCCCCGCACACCGCAAACGTAGCGAAAACGATTAGCGAGGCCGGATAGGCGCTGGCCTCGGCGATCTCCAGCAGCCGCTCGTAGCGGTGCTTGCCCGCCTGGTTGCGCGGCAGGGCGGAAAAAACGCAATTCTTCACATCCCGCCTGATCCGCCACAGCTCGACATCTTCCGGAGGCACCGCCAGCACCAGCGCAGGCGTGTCGTCGCACCAATCGGAAAGTTCGCCCTGCGGGTCAGGACGGACGAGTTTCGGTGCTGCCTCCATGCCAGTGCCCGTACTGCCGGTCAGAAGGATCCATGCAGCCGCGGAATCTCCGGAACCGCCTCGGCCAACTGCCGGGCGATCCACTCCACCGCCTGCTCGAACATGACCTCAATGCCGTCAACGTCGGGGATCACCAGAAACGTCTGATCCGCCATATTGACTTCGAGACAGCAGCGAATGTTGGCGACCGGCAGACCGTCGAGCAGTTGGAAGGCCTGCGCCCGGACCGTGAATTCCTCTGGCAGATCCGTGGCCCCGGTGAGCTCCGCCTCGATCGACCGCCCCATAGATTCCCGGCCGTGGCCGATGCTCGACGTGCCGCTGGCGTTGTTGCCGAACGTGATCCGGCGCACCGCGTTCAGCAACGAGAGGTCGACCCGCTGATGAAACAGCGTCCGCAGCAGCCGGATGAACTCCCGCTGCTTGAGGGCCTGGCCGTCGTGTAACGTCGCGTTGACCAGCCATCTCGTCGCCGGCGGGATGGCCAGCGGCAACGTGACGAGATTCTCGCGGCGTTCATCCTCCAGCATCAGAGTCACGGACCCGCGGCCGTAACTACCATCGAAGCTGAGGAAGATGGCCAGCTCCTCGGCCACGGCCGCGAATCGCCCGCCCCTGGCCTCCTCACAGAATCGAATAAATCCCGCCAGATTCTGCGCCGCAAAAACGCGCGGCCTCGGCGGCAGAGCGTGCACCAGGATGCGCGATTCGCCATCCGATACCCGCGTCGAGAAAATCACCTGCCGATCATCGCGGTCGATGATCTTCACCGCGGCCGCCTCGGCCGCCTGCGCCTGAATGAGCATGACGCCTTCACCATCCATCGGTCAATCTCCTTTCTGCGGGTCACCGAGCGTGACCTGGTTGACGTCATCCGGACTGTCGTCGTCGAACAGCAAATGGCCGCCCTTTCGCGGCGCCATGTCTAAGACCCGCGTGCGGTGGGCCGGGACCTTGCTGAGGACCTGGGCATCGACCTTGCACCTTTCACAGTCGCCCGTCTGGTCGCTGGCCGGCTTGATCTCGAATGTTATCGTGACCTTCCGGGCACTGTCGTCGCCAGGTCGATCCAGGCAGTCATCCACCGCCCGGCGCAGGTGCTGCTGAAAGGCGGTGGCCAGCTTCCCGTAGTCAAGATGTTCGAGGGTTGCGAGCGATAGTTCGCGCTTCATGACTTTTCCTTACCTCACAAGCTCCTCAGAATGGCACGATCCACGCCGGTAATCGCAAACAGCACCAGGGCATCTAGGCTGGACCACACCAGCGGTCCGGACAGCGCGGTCCCATCGCCGGCGGGAATGCCCAATTCGAATCCGGCCAGGACCACCGTCCCGGCCAACTGAAACAACGAAACGAAAGTGGCCGGCCGACGCGGAGCTATGAAGCTGAACATCCGCGCCGACCGGCCCCAGAGGGGAATGAAGCGATGGCCGGGCCGCTGCTGTTGCGTGGTAGCGCCCGGCCGGCGCCCCGGAGTCGGACGGCGCCCGTGGTTGGATAAGAGCAACTCGATCAACAAATCACGAGACACGCGAAAGCCTCATCGCCCTGGCCTTCCCAACCCACGGGGCACCCTATGGCCAGCTTGGGAAGTTGTCAAGATGTTTTTTTTTCGACTCGACGATTTTTGCCATTCTGTCAACGGGGGGTATCATCATGCCCATGACTGCGATAACTCCCCAGGTTGGTCCGCTCCGGAGCTACCGCATCCGCGCGAAGATGACCCAGGACGATCTCGCCCGCCGTAGCGGCTATAGCCCCTCGGAAATCTCGCGCCTAGAGAGCGGCCAGCGCGCCGTCAGCACCACCGTCGCCAAACGCTTGGCCCCGATTCTTGGCCTGAAAAGTTGGTGGCGCCTAGTACCCGACGACGCTACCGTGGATGATGCCTCCGGTGCACGGTCCGCAGGTGCTGCACGGTGATGTGCGTGTAGATCTGCGTCGTCGCCACATTCGCGTGACCCAGCAGCTCCTGGACTGTGCGCAGCGACGCCCCGCCCGCCAGCAAGTGGGTCGCAAAGCAGTGACGCAGCGTATGCGGGCTCACCCCGGCAAAACCGCACCGATCCCCCGCTTTCTTCACCACCCGCCACACCGCCGCCGGATCCATCGGCTGGCCGCGGCGCGAGACGAACACCGCCTCGGTCGCGGACGACCGGTCGACCAGATCCGGGCGTTGAACCCGCAGGTAGGCACGCAGCGCCCGCACCGCCGGCCGCCCGATCAGACACAGCCGCTCCTTTGATCCTTTGCCGAATACGCGGATTCGGCCGGCGTCGAGGTCCAAATCGCACAGCCGCATGTGGCACAGCTCGGCGACGCGGCATCCGCTGGCGTAGAGCGTCTCGACCAGGGCTGCATCGCGGCGGCCCAGATATCGCAGGCGCCGCCCCTGGCCCATCGGCAGCCCGCGGAAGCGCACGGCGTCGATCAGCCTTACGACCTGGCTGCAGGACAGCACCTTCGGTAGCGATCGCGTCCGTGCCGGCCCCTCCAGCATCTCGGCCAGGCGGCCATTGATTACTTGCTGTTTGGCTAGGAATCGCAGGAACTGCCGGCAGCTCACCAGCCGCCGGATGATGGTAGTCGGAGCCAGTTTCCGTCCGATGTGCTCGACGTAGGCGTCCAGCCGCGGGATGTCGAGGGCTTGCGGACCGTCGCCGCGGGCAACGAAAAAACTGACGACGTCCTGCACGTCGCGCTCGTAGACGTGGCGTGTATCCTCGCTGAGGCCCCGGCCCAGAAGAAAGCGGCTGAACGCCGCTCGATACTCACGCCACGAGGACGTGGACATCGACGCACCCCCGTCCCCCCCCCAAAAAAAAGCGCACCCTCATCATTATCCCGCTTCTTGACAGATTTACAAGACGGCCCTAAACCTTGCTCTTCATGATGGCGCAGCAACACGATCGCAGCCAATGCTCCGACCTGCCCGATCCGGTCCCCTGCAGGCTCTGCGGGCGGAAGATCCTCTGGGCCGTCAACAGTGAAACCGGCAAGCGCGTGCCGCTGGATCCCCGGCCGACGGGGTTTTATCGCTTCGTCGAGGGCGTTTCGAATACGGTCCATTATTTCCCACAGAAGACGTTCATCAGCCATTTTTTGACGTGTCCCAAGGTCGGCACCCTCACGCGGAAGGGACAGAAGGGCGGCACCCAATGAAAGCGACGATCGAGAGCACCGACATTATCGTGGAAGTTAACGGCATGACTGCGCGAGTCTGGGAAGGGCGCAGTGAACGTGGCGCGCCAGTCATCATGCTGGTCTGCAACGTGGCGGTGCCCGCGGGACATGATCAAGCCGAGTTCCTCGCCGAGCTGATGGAGCACTGCCCACCCAGCCATGTAGCGGTCCAGTGCTTCCCAGCCCGCATGGTCCGATAACGGCTATTTCATTGCGCTCATGGGTGGAAGAAAATGACGAAAAATCTGCACATCGGATCGACCACTGTGTTGACCACGCCCCAGCGGCGGGTATTCAATGCCCTGCTGGCCGCGACCGGTGATGTGGTGACCCGCGAACAGCTCGCGGAAGTCACCGGCTTCAGCGCCTCCAGCGGGCACTTCGCCAACATCCTCGGCTCGCTGCGCACGCTGGGCGTCGTCGACTACCCGGCCGCCGGCGCGGTGTCGCTGTGCGCGATGATCGAGGATTACAGGTCAGCCCAGCGATGACGCCGGCCGAGCGCGCGGCCTTGACGGTCGAAATCGCCAGGCGATTGCCGCCCGAGCTGCTAATGGCTTCGAAACTTGGTATCCAGGCACCGAATGAATGCAGGTGGAAGAGTCCACTCTTCCGGGCACTCCTGAAAAAGCGAAACGCGGCCGGCTGGACCGATAGCGATATCGCGCGGGCAACCGGCGTCGACAGGCATTACGTGTCGATCGTCAGGGGGGCGATGGGCCTGCCGTGCAACAAATTTAGCGATCGCCGCCGGAAGCAGATTGCAAAGAAGACTCGGCAGCAGTGTGCGGACGCCGGCGTGTCGTCGCTTGCGGAAATCAGAGCCATGGCGTTCCGAAATTACGCCAAGCGCCACGGCTGGCCGGAAGATGTGCGGTGGCGCGCCGTGCAGATCCTGAATGCGCTCTGGACGCACGGCCCGATGACCAGGCGCGAGATCGCCGACAGGGTTGGGATGCCATGGAAGGGGTCACGGAAGAGTCTTGTCAGCAGCCACCCGGGAGGTTCTTACCTCGCGTACCTCATGGCCCGCGGCCTGGTCGTGGTGATCAAACGCGCGGTTCGACGCAGAGGCGTGGGGCGCAGCGTCGACCTGTACAGTTTGCCCCTTACAATCGATCGGAAGGAGTCTCATGACGAAGGACTTAGCAAAGTCGGACGAGTTCGGGCTGCCAAGGTGGATGGTCGCGCTGCGATCCGCGGCCCGGGACCTGGTCTCCGAACAGGACATTCGAGACATCGTCAAGGTACACGTTGAGCGCGCGAAGAAGGGCGACCAGAAGGCGACGAAGTTCCTCTTCGACTACGTACTCGGCGGCGGTGGCATGAAAGGCGCGACGTTCGTACAGAACGTGTTTCATGGCGACCCGGCGGCGGCGACGAAGGCCGCGCCGGGGAGCAACGGCAAGAAGGATATGATGGCGGCCCGTGCGGCAGCGCGAATGCCGCTTTCTCAATCGGGCGACGCGTAGGATCGGAAACCGTTATGACTACCGCAACTACCGCAACGCGGGCCCGGCGGCGCCTTTCGCCCGACGAGATTAACGCCATTCAGCGCTGGCTGCTCAACAACGATTTACGGCTTCTGGCTGACCGGGCGCGATTCGACGAGCTGCCAGGCCGTCTGGAGGCCGACACCGGCGTCGCTGTCGGCGCCCGGGCCATTCGCAGAATCCATTGGCTGATGTGCATCAGGCGCCAAATGAAATTCTATATGGGCCACACCGGCAGGGTGGCCGCCCTTTCGCGACCGGGATGACCGAGAAGGACGCCCTGATGCCAGTCAATCGCTCCACTCGCGGCGGTTCACGCGGAAGCGAATGATCTCGTGCTTGCTCTCCGGAAGCCCGTCGGCCCCCAGAGTGAAGCTGCCGCACAAGAGGCCGGGACTGTCGGCGCTCAGCAGATCGGTGTAATGGCCGGCCAGGATGTCCTGACTCAAGGCCGAACCGTGCTGGCCGGCGACGACGTCCTCCTCGTCGGTCCCGCCCGCGGCGTAGCCGTTGCGCTCGATCGTAAAGTCAATCAGGGTCTTGTCGACCACGGACCCGGCCGGCTTGACGTAGAAGTACCAGCCGGTGCTGCTGCCTCGCCGCGATCTGGCCTCGGCCAGGCTCACGGGGTTCGGCAAAAAAAGTCCAACGAGTGGCGCACCAGGGTCGAGCCCATCAAAGGTCAACCGGGTGTCGGCGCAAATGGCATGCAGCACCATGAAATACAGCCCGTAGGGCAGGGTGATCGTCCCTCCGTCCAGGAGGTCCTCCGGATCGGGGACGGCCAACGGAAAGTTCCTGTTCGGAAGATCGCGCCAGTCGTTAGTTGCGTGGAACGGCGCGGCCCCCAGCGCCCTCTGGGTAACGCGATAGAGTTTGAAGGGGGCGTACTTCGCTGTGTCGTATTGGTGTCCGGCGCCCCACGCGGACCACACCGACGTCGAGCGAAACAGCAGGATCTCGTAGTAATTCATGAAGCCGTCGGCCTTTATCTGATTGAACGGGAACACCAGCGTCCCCGCGTGCGCCTGGCCCAGCAGCGAGCTGATCACGTAATCGCCGCCGCTGTTCGGCTGTAGCGTGACACCATCGACGATCGTCGGGTCCTGGAAATTGGCCACGGTCTGGCTGGTCAGCCCGCGCAGCTGCTGGCAGTACGCCTTGAAGTTTGCCATCTCGCTCGATTAAACCCCGGCGCCGCAGACCCACATCTTCGCCAGGTGCCGACAGGCGGCGTCGTACATCTGACGCTCGCCGTCGGTCAGGAAATCCCAGGGCGGTGACGAGAGCTGGTTGGCGAATCTATTGCTTACGGCCACGACCACCTGGGAGGCCAGGGAAGAGCGCAGACACCGCTCCTGAATCGAATCGCCACAGTCCGATCGATCGTGGCCGATGTCATTTGGCCTGGGTGGGTCCTGGTTGGGCCTGGGTGCGTCCTGCATCGTTTCGGTCCTCTGTGAACAGCCTCCCGACTACGGCGCTAAGTATCTTCCGGACTTCTTCGAGCCGCGGCCCGATCCGTTGGATCTCTCTATCGTACCACCCCGGCCTGCGGAATTCACGTATGTCGCGGCATGGCGGCTCGCGGTCCACCAGCTCGGCGATCGCCGGCGCCGCGTCGTTCATCAAGTGGCGCCCGAACAGGGCCCAGGCGTCCAGGAGTTTCAGGAAGCGGGCGCCGTCGCCAGGGGCCCGGGACAGATCGCTCAGCGCATCGTCCATCTCGGCCAGCAGCCCCACATATTCGCTGTGCCGGAGTGCGGCCTGCGTTTCGTTCATCAGTTGATGAGTCAGTTGATGAGACCGAAGATCCGCTCCAGCACCACGGTCACAAACGAGCCGACCCCCATGCACAGCATCGCCCCCAGCCTCCAGCGCTGCTCCAGGCGGTCGACGCGCGTTGTGACGCCGACCTGGCCGTTGCCGTCCAGGATCCTGATCACCCGATCCACCTTGTTGTTCAGGTGATCGAACTGGAGCTGTACGTCCCTCTCCATTTCGGGCGCCTATGCTGTCAGTTTCCCGTTCTCCTCGACGTTCAGCCGCGTGCTGATCTCCATCAGGAACTCGTGATGCAGCCGGACGATGGTCTTGATCAGCACGACCATCAGGACGACGACGAAAAACAGGACGATGACCTGCAGGACGATCACGATCAGCAGCGGCGCCCCGAACAGGCCGACCGCCTGCGTGGTCTTCGCGAAATTCAGCAGCCCGCCCTCGGCCCTGGTGTCGGATTTCTGGTCGGCCCCGGCGTCGATCTTGGCCAGGGCCGCTTCGAAGCGGGCCTCGACCTCCGTCTCGATCTTGGCGTCCACGTCGGGGCTGGCCTGCCGCACAGCGCCGCCGCGGTCGGCCGCCGTCGTGCAGCCGGCCAGCAACAACACAATAACGATCAGCACCGGCCTCGCCGCGTCAACGGCCCGGCGCGAAAGGGCGGCGCGGCCATCGCGGCCGCGCCGCCGCTGCACGGTCACGAAACCTTGCCGGTCTCGGGCGGCGTGGTCTGCGCTCCCTTCATGATCTGCTGGAGCTGAGCGACGGTGGCCCCAAGCGTCGACAACGTGCTTGCGATGTCGTTGCCCGTCGAGCCCTTGACCCAGGCCAGGGCCTCCATCGGATCGATTTCAAGCAGACTCTTGGCGAGCTGGCCCGACACCACCCGGTCGAGCGTCTGGTGATTGTTCACCGAGCTCACCAGCGAGTTGTTCATCGCCTGCTGGAACGCGACCGCGTTTTGCAGCGCCAGATTCGCCAAACTCGCCGGCTGTCCGGCGATGCACTTCGTGTTGTCGTTGGCGACACTGTCAACGAGACCCTGATCAGCAGCCATAACACTACCCTTTCCTCAAGGCTGGGCCTCTGCCGCGCGCGGCAGAGGCATTTCCCGGATCTTCTGGAGAATGGCCGACAATCTCGCCTCGAGCTGTCCGAACTCGCCGCTCTCCTGAAACTGCGGATATTTCGCGCCTGCGTCGCGCAGGATGGTCAGGCACACGTCGGTGTGGTGCCGGATGTTGCTGACGTAGGAATGCAGACCGGCAATGAGGTCTTCGTCTGACATGGGGCCCCCCAGGGCTATCCCGCCAGCGCGTAATCGCGGAGCTCGGCCCGCTGCTGCCGCGACTGGCGGCGGCCTTCGGCGCTTCGCTCGCGGAACACAGGCAATGGTAATGCGTCCCGCTGCTGCCGTAAAGTCCGATATGTCTCGGACAGCCGCTGCACATCAGGGTCTGTGCGCCAGTCCCGCCCGCCCCGTTCGGCCTCGCGGCGAGCCCGCGAGAAGTCGCGCATCACCGCCCCCAGGCGGTCGTTGATCTGCCGCTGCTGCTCGTAGGATTGGCGGGCGACGTCCACCGGGAACAGCCGCAGCCCCAGGAACTGTCCGGCGCTGGCGCTGGCCTCGGGCACCGAGGTCGGCACCCCACGCCATCCGACCTGTTCCAGGAGGTTCAGCGGCCGCACCATCCGCGCCAACCGCTTGGCGTGCGGACTCATGGCAACCCCCAGCCATTCTTTCTGCTGTCCCTCGTACTCGACGATCGGCTTGTCCCAATAGAAGTCGCGGTTCAGCGCGCCCTCGATGACCCCCTTCAGGAACGGATTGAGCCCCTGGACCGCCGCCTCGGCCGTCGCCCCCGGCCCCTTGACCCCGGCCAGCGGCGTGGTGCCCAACTCCTTCACCGGGAAGAGCCGGGTGAGGTTCAGAAAGTCGGGCCGTTCGCCGGTCGACAATTGCGTGCCCAGCTCCTCGGCGACGTGACGCGGGCGCAGCGATGGCGGCAGGGTATCCTCGCCGGCGAAGGCGGACTCGATGTTGCCGCGGATACGCGGAATCAGGGCGGTGATCTCCGGCCGGGCCATCGCCATCTTGAACTGCAGGATGGCGTTGCCCTTCATCCACCCCCAAAACGGGAAGATCCGCCGAAAGGTTTTTTTGTCGAAGTCGGTCATGTCGGCCGACTGGTTCAGGGCCAGACGCTTCTTGCTGATGGCCATCGCCAGATCGTCGCCGCGCCGCAGCCGTTCCAGCATGAACGACAGGGCCATCCAGTCCTCGACCGCCACGTTGATCGCTCGAAATCCCTTGAAATATGCGCTCTCGCCCAGATTGAACCGCCAGCCGGGGATGACACCGCGGACCTTGCCGGGGTCGCGGTGGATCCCCAGCATCGCGTGGGCCACGTTCTCACCGATCGGCCGCCGCGGGTCCCAGGTCGATCGAGCGGCGTCCGAAAAACCCCATTCGGTCCGGAAGCCCCGCTGGACGCCCTGCTCCATTTCAATGCCGTACAGCCCGCGGCCCAGCTCGCCGTGCTCGATCGACAGCAGCTCCCACAGTTCCTCGAGGTTCAGGTCCCGCACGTCGGCGGGCAGCCCCTTGACGTAGTTTCCGACTTTGCGGTCGAGATTGCGCCCCAGGTGGTAGTCCTCCATCAGCTTCCGCGTGGCCGCCCAGGTGTCGTACTTGAAGGCATCGAATTGGTTGGCCTGGAAGACGCCCGACAACAGGTTCGTCGTCGTGTACGGGAATACGCCCAGCACCATGGTCCGCCACATGGACGTCGCAAAGTCCAGCGCCTTGAGCAGGGCGTGCGGCCGATCCATCTGATTGGTAAAGCGCCGGAACTCGCGGGCCACGTCCTCGCTGAACGCGTAGCCCTTGGCAATGTTGCCGAAGCGGGAATCGCTGATCCGCGCGAATCCATCCGGCAGCGAGCCGAAGTCCTTGACCTTCACCGCCCAGCCCTCGCGCAGGCCCTGTTGAACCGCCTCGCGCAGGAAGTCCGCGCCGCCGACGGCCATGTGCTGGGCGTAGCGGCGATCGACCCAGAGCCGCACCGGGTCGGTCATGAAAGCGACCCCGGTCTGCTCGTACAGTCCGTTGATCTCGGCGATGGTGCTCTCGCGCAAAAACAGCCGCCGCAGCATCGATCGATGCGGGTCCGCCATGTCGCGGAATCGCGGGTCATCGAGGATCTCGGCGATGGCCTGGGCCATCCCCTCGCCGGGCTCTGGGATCGGGATCGCGTCCTCTCCGCGCCGGGACCTGGCCGCATTCTCGCGGTCGATGGCCTCCAGCATGCGCTGGTACGCGGTGCGTCGATACGCCTCGTTGGACATCGACCGTTTCTCGACGCCTTCCAGCTCTCGCCACGCATTCTCCCAGGCCATCGATCGCCGGCGGATCGACTTGCCCAGGATCGTCCGACCATCGCCGATGTAGTGCGGCACGTATCCGATGCCGCGCTGGGTCGTTGCGGTGATGTCGGCCGTTTTCAGACCGGCGGCGCGTTCGGCGGCCAGCGTTTGCTGCTCCAGGGCCACCATGCGGCGCACCATGTCGGCGATCGGCGCGGCGAAAAGGTCCTCTGGGTTCAGCCGCTTCGGCAGCCGGCCTCCAGCCCCGGCAATAACAGCCGCCGGCGGGCCCACTCCTCCAGCGCCGCCGGCGGCCTCCGCTCGGCCTTCCGTGGCCTCTCGAACCCTCATCGCATCGATAAACGCCTGGTCATCCTCGAAGCCCCGGCCCAGGCGCTTCAGGACCCGCTGTTTGAGTTTCAGGCGGTCCGCCTTGTCGGCCGGGAAGGGTTGCCCGTAACGCCGGGCCCGCTCCCACTCGGCCTTCAACCGTACCGCCTCGTCGCGCAGCCGAGCAATGACCTCCGGCGTCCCGCCGGCCTCAATCGTCGCCCGCATCGCCGTCAGAATATCGGACCCGAATTCCGTCAGCACCTCGTGGCCCGCCGAGTCGCGGGCGATCATGTCCGCAAGCTTGTACATCAGGCCGCCGACCGGCCGACCCTCATCGACGCCTTCCAGGCGATCCAGGATCCGTTCCCACTTGCCGCCGCGGATACCATGCCCCAGCCGCAGCAGCGCCTTGTCAATCTCCGCCGCCACCTGCCCCTGGCGCCGCCCGCCGATCTTGCCGTACCCAACCAGCCGGCCGCGCTCCGCGGCATCCTTGCCCTTCAGCCAGGCGACCACCTGTGTCCGCGACAGCTCGTCGCCAGGCAGTTCACCGGCCGCCATCGCGTCCTGCAGCGCCTGCACGAATCGATCGTTGCCACGCGGCACGTCATCCAGCGGCGTTAAGGTGCGGCGGATCAGGTCCCCCAGCTCGGCCGGCGGATCGGCGCTGCGGGCCTGGTCCATCAGGGCGACGATATCGTCGACGTCGGACCCACGGTTCAGCCGCTCGACGATCTCGCCGGCCTCCTGCTCGGTCAAGTCCTCCAGGTTGTGCCGCATGGCATTGGCCAGCCGCTCGCGGGTCTCGAAGACCCGCCGCTCATGGTCGGCGACGCTCTCGCTGGCGCCTTTGAGCGGTTGGATGCGGCGGGTCAGGGCCGCCCGATCGCTCCACTCCGAATCCCATCGAATCACCGGCGATCGACGGGGATTGACCACCGCCCCGACCACCGCCGCCGGGCCGCGGATCCCGGCGTTGGCCAGGGCCACCGCCGCATCGCGCAGCGTCGCCCCGCTGTCCATGGCGTCATCGACCAGAATCACCAGGGCATCGTCCGGTATGTCGGGCCATTTCCATCCAGCCGTGAATTCACGGCGGTGGGCGGCCTTGCGCAGGATGCCCGCCGGCACGCGCTCCATCTTGATGTGCGAGGCCAGCACCGGCCGGACCTCGGCCCGACGTCGACCGACGACCAGCGCCAGCCGCTCGGCCATGGCCGCCGCGGTGTGGTTCTCCTTGGTGGCGCTGGGCACCGGCACCAGGATGATCGGTCGATCGCCGGCCAGGTCTCGCAGTTTCTCACCGGCAGCCGGGCCGATCGCTTTGGACGCCCACAGCTTCGCCTGTTGCGCGTGTCCGTTTTTTCCTGCCTGGTAGTGCTGCTTGAAGTCCGGACGCTGTGCGGTAATGCCCTGCAGCTCGAGGTCGAGCGCCTTCTCCGGGATGTCGCGCGGCCGCGCCGTCGGGTCGAAGATCTGCTCGATGAGCCGCAGAATGCGATCGTCCTTTTCGGGTCCGCCGAATCGCAACCGACTCCACAGTTGGCGCAGCCAGTCCATGGCCCGTTCGAACATTTTTGTCATCCGCGGATCGCCGGCCTTGCGGGTGATGGCGTAGTGCGCAAAATATTGTGCGAATCCCTCGCGCTGCGGGCTGGCCTCGTGACGGGCGAGCTGCTCCGACGAGAGCTTCAGGGCATCGGCCTGTTGCGGCGTCAACGCCCCGCCGGCGACGTACTCGGCCAGGTCGCGATCGCCCAGGTGCCGCTCGAAGATCCGGACCCGGTCCTCGATCTTCATCCCCGCCCACCAGTCGCTGAACGTCTTGCGCTCCGCATCGTTGAATACGTAGTCGTAGGCGAAGTGCCCAATCTCGTGCAGCGGCTCGGTGGCGTGGGCCAAGCCGCGGCCCAGGATGATCTCCGCCTTGTTGCCCAGCATCCGGTACGAACCGGCGAATTGCTTCTGGGCCGCCTGCACGTCGATGCGGGCCAGGTGATCCTCGTGCAGATCCTCGATGGCCATGTCGAAGAGTTGGGCCTCCGGCTCGGGGATCCCCGCATCGCGCACCGCCTTGGCCACCCGCGCGTGTTCCTGCGATCGGTAACTGGCCTCGGCGGCCCTGGCCGCTGCCGTCGCGGAGGCCTCCGCCGGCGCCCGCATCGTCCCGGAGTCAATCAGGATCGGCAGACCGGGTCGCACATCCACATCCCGTCCGTCGGCCAGCGGCCGCAGCAGGGCGCCGTATTGCTCGTCCACCGACTCGACGATGTGCACCCGCCCCGCGATCTCCATTTCAGCCCCGACCACCAGCTCCTCGAAATCGATCTCCTGCGGCGCGGCACCCTTCGTCATCAAGTGACCGACTCGCTCTCCGTCCAGCGCCGCCTCGTAAAGGGCGACGTCGTACGCCCCCTGCATTCCGACCATCTCCGGGTTCTTGCGGGCGAACTCCAAGACCGCCTCGATCTTCGCCGGGCTGGCCAGCCCGGCGTGTTCGCGCATCGCCGCCGCCATGAGCTCGTAGGGGTCGCGTCGGCCGGCGACGTGGGTTAGCTTGGCGACGATGTCCTCGGCGGGAACTCCCTTCTCGCCCTTCTTCATCACCCCCAACAACCCCTTGGCCTTGAAGCTGCGGATCTCCTGCTCGCTGAACTCGCGGGTGAAAACATCGAGCTCGGCCCGGCTGCGGAACTTGTACCCCGGCAGCAGCAGTGACCCCAAATTCGTGACCGAATCGAAACCGCCCTCGAGGGCGGTGGCGTCGATCGTCAGAACGTCGGCCAGCTCGTCGTGCATTTTCAGGATGCGTGACGACGCGGCTTTCAGGCCGGTCGCTTTGTTGATCATCTTCGGCGGCCTCGGCATCAGCTCCGGCACGTCGCGCAGGGCCTGGCGGCGCAGGCGCTCGCCGCGCAGCCGCATCCGCTCTGCCGCCCGCAGCGCCTCATCGGCCTGCCGCGCCGTCTCGGCCAAGCGGCGCTGGCTCATCGGGTCGAATTGGCCAGTCACCGGCAGCTGCCGCAGCTCGGAGAGGCGCACGGCCTGCTCGGCCGTCCCCCGCCGCGCAAGCGACGCTCGTAAGCTCGCCTCGACGAATCCGGGGTCGTAGCGACCGGTCATTTCCGGCCGAATCCGGACCACAAGAAAGTTGCGCGGCAGCGCGTCGCCCGACCGATACCGCTGCACCCAGCCCCCGATCCGGCTGATGATGACGTCCCCGTCTTTCAGCGGCCGCCGCGGCTCGGCCCCCGCTCCTCGCGCCGCCGACTCGTCGGTCCACGTCTCGAAGAAATCCCGCAGTCGGCCTATGGCTGGTGTCGAAGAGGCCTGCGCCACCGTCCCCTCGGGGCCCTTCCGCGGCAGCAGCTCGGCGGCCTGCCCCTCGTAAAGCGGTTGATCGAAAAGACCCGGCACCGGGTCCGGCGGGAGTTGCGAGCGGACCGCGATCAGCTCCGGGCTGTCGGCCTCGAACCGCGCCGACCAGGCGCTCTTGATCTGCTTGGCATCGAACGCCACCCAGACCTCGCCATCCTGCTTGCCGACGTGGAAGATGCCGTCGTAGCCGCGGGCCTTGAGGATCTCGTTGGCCCGCCGCTTGCTGCCGGCGGCCCGCACCAGCTGCTCATAGACCCGGTGGCCGCGCATCGACGATTTCGACCACTTCACCTGCTTACCGAAGTCCCTGTAGACCGCGTCGATGTCGGTGGACACCTCTCCCGCCGCGCCCATGACGCGCTTCAAATCGGCGAAGATCTCATCGAATTCCTTGCGGGCGATGTGCCCTGGCAGGCGAAAGGGCTTCTTGATCGAGGCAAACACCGGGTAGACGGCGCCGGGCAGTTCTTGCCCGTCCTTGATCGTTGCTGAGTCGCCGGCGACGCCCGGATCGGCGGCCAGGTAGAATGCGGGCTCACCGGCGTCATTGAACAGGCCGGGCTTGGCCATCTTCGGATCGAATGACTGGATGTCGCCGGCCGGCGTCCCGTGGAACAGCACCTTCGGCTCGCCCTGCCGGGCGACATAGACCTCGTTCGTTGCCGCCCGCTTGATCCTTTTGACCGCCTCGCGCTCCAGGGCCTCGAACCCGCCGGCATTGGCCTGGTGCCATTGCTTCCAGCCGGCGGTCGCCGGGTCATCATCGACGATGCGGCCGAACTCCTCGCGCGCCGGTCGCGCCGGGTGGTGGGCCATGTGATGGATGCGATCCCTGACCGCCTGGATCATGAACGGCTGCCACTCATCCCCCGGTATCATCCGCTCCGCGGCCCGCGTCGCCTTCGCCTTGTCCATCTGCCCACCCGACTCGAACATCGAAGCGATCGCCTCGCGGTCCTCCGGGTCCACCTGCGAAAAGTCCCAGACCGTCGTTCGCAAGCCGCGCGGATCGACTTCACCCTTGCGGCCGCCGACCACCTGCGAGCCGCTGAACCATTCTCGGAAGTCCGACCGCACCGACGGCGCCCGCGGCAGCAGCTCAGCCACCGGCCTGGCCGTCGTCCGCGGACCGGCGTCATCGCCCAGCCGCTCGAAGACCTTCCGCATCACCGCGTCGGTGGATTCCATGACGGTGTCGACCGCATGGCCCGCATCGTCGAGATAGGTCATCAGTTGGGCCCGCAGCGACTCTACCGCGTCCCGGACCTCGAACGGATCTCCGCCCTCGATCGCCTTGTTGATGACGCCCAGGTTCTCGATGGCGGCCACCGATACCGCCCCCGCCGTGTCCGGCGTCAGGCCGCTTTGCTTCGCCCCGTCGGCGACCGCCTGCTGTAGATCGCGCAGGACGCCCGCCTGATCGCGCCGCACCCGCCCCTTCGCCTGCTCCAAGTGTTTCAGGGCCAGGGCCATCAGCGGCGTCTTCGGACCGATTCCGATCTTCGCCGCCTGCTCGCGGATGCTCGCCCCCGCCCTGCTTAATCCCCCCATCACCTGCTGGGCCGACTGGCTGGCCTTGATGGCCGCGTCGGCCTTGTCGATGGCCGCGCCGATGATCGGCATGGTCCTGAATTCGCGAAATGCCCTGGCGTTCGGCAGTGCTTTGAACGGCGTCCCCAGCCAATCGCTGGCCATGCCCGCCAGGTCCAGGGGCACGTCGGCCACCCGGGCCAACAACTCGATCGGCTTGGCGACCGCAGTGGCCAGGGGCCGGCCGAACCTCGGGATCTTTTCCAGGGTCTTGCCCAGCACTTGGCCGCCGATCTGCCCCGCCGTGGTTGCCGCCTTGCCGGCGATCAGGGCAGGCCCCAGGACAAGGTGCCCTAGGGGCAGCGTCTTCATCGCGTGGGTTTCGAGGCCCAGACCCCAGCGTCCCCCATAGCTCGGCAGCCCCTCGGCCGCCAGGTCGACGGCTCGACCGCGGGCGAAGTCTACGAACCCCCGTGCGGTCTCCGGCAATTCCTGCACGGTCCGCTGGGCCAGCTCGGCTGGCTGCTCGATGGCCCGCGTCCGCAGCAGCAGATCGTCGAGGGCCTCCGGCCTCACGTGCCGGCCGGCCACGGTCAGCCCCTTGCCGAACTGCCTGGCGCGGGCGATCTCCGGGGCGAGCTGCGCCGCCGACTTGGCGCCGGTCTTGAAGGTCGCCCGGCCGACGCCGGCCAGCCCGGTTGCCCAGGCCAGCGGGTCGGTCACCACGTCCAGCAGCAGTCCAGAAAGGAAGTGCCCCACCTTGCCGATGGTCGATTCCGGCTCCCAGCCCATCGCCCGGATCACGTCCGAGCCGTAGATCTTGCGCAGTCCGGCAAACTCCTCCTTCGACGAAGGTTGCACACCGAAAAGCTTGTGAAAGACCAGGTTCGCCGCCAGATTGCGCGGCAGGTCGAGCGTTTCCAGGGCCGTCTGCCACCAGGTGCGAGGGTCGGCGCTGATGTCCTCCGGCGGCGAGTTGCGTATGTACTCGGCCAGCTCGTTCTCAATGGCCTCCGGCCCGGCATCCACCAGCGACCGAAACCGTGGATGCTCACCGCGGCGCTCGGCGCCGGCCACCGGTGAAGGTTGCGTTTCGTAACCTCTTGCTGCGACAGAGCCTGCCGGCGGCTGAAAATACGAATTGGAATAATCCGCCGGCGGTTGGGTGACGCTCGGGAACTCGTCCAGGGTGGGCAGGCTTGGCAGCTCGAACGACAGCGGCGCGGGCCGCCGCCGACGCGGCTCCAGATAGAATCCGCCGCCGGTCAGCGCAGGCAGGCCACCCATCATCGTCATGGTCCGAGAATCCTACCGCTTCGGCGGCGGGTTGTCCTTCAGTGGGTACTGAATCACTTGGCTCACCATGAAGTTGAAATCTGAAATGTCGAATCGAACCACTCATTTTTTCTTCCGCCGCTTTCGCGCGTGCCTTTCGACAGCGATCTTCTTATCGACTTCGGTCTTGGGGACCGATGCGACCTTGCGGGCCAGTGCGTCGAACGCGCCGAATCCTTTGGGCTTTTTCACGCGAGTCCTTTCAAGTGAGTGTCATAAATCCGGCATCGTCGATGCCCGCCAACAAGCGGTACGTCAGGCGACGGCCGAACACTTGCGACAGCACGAACCGAAACCGCTGAGCATCCGTCCACCCGCCGAGCGATCGCTTCAACAGCGACCAGAAGTTTTCAAGGCCGTTGGTGTGGACTTCGCGGATCGCGTAGGCGACGGAATGATCTATCGCCTCATGCGCGTGACTTTCGGCCAGTTCGCGGTACACGCGGGCTTCGTCGGTGTAGATCGTGGCTCCGGGCCTGACGTTGCGGCATATCTCGCCGTTGAGCGTGTCGGCATCTTCGCGGCCGAGAACGATCGCGCGAACCTGACTCGGCTCAGCCAACGTCTGGCGTTGCAGGATGCCATGCACGGCCGTCTTGCCGATGGCTCCGCGTCCGCGAATGATCCGCTCGCGACGGCGCGTGTGCATGTTGGCCGCGCGTCCGCCTACGTAGGTGGTGTCAGCTTCGGCCGGGCCGTCGAACTTATCGCCCGCCTCAATCTCCATTGCCTTTCGGATTCGATGCAGCATGAACCACGCGGATCGCTGTTCGACGCCGAGCGTTCGTGCCAGTTCGTGGCTGCTCACGCCGTTTTTGCAATTGGCAATAGCCCACACGGCGACGAACCACTTATCGAGGCTGAGTGGGCTATGCTCGAAAATCGTGCCGACCTTGTGCGAGAACTGTTTGCGGCAGTCTTTACACCGCAACAGGCGACGGGTCGCAATCTCGCCGATCCGCTCGCCATTGCAGGCCGGGCAGACGGGCGAGCCGCCCGCCCAGCGGATGTCCCGCATGTAGTCCTCGCAGACCGTGATATCAGCGAAGTAGCGAGCGGCTTCGAGCAGCGTTTTCGGGGTATCCATAATTCGCTTACCAGGACCACCCCGCCGGGGGCTTGGAGCATCCACGATGGCACCCGGCGAGGCGGTGAAAAATCATTCGTCACTGTCATCATTTTCGGATTCAATCCATCCAGCACACGCCGCCTCGGTTTCGACCGCGCCTGTCCCCCGGTTGTGTCGGCTCCCATTTTTTCCAGCGATGTAGTCGATGGCCTCTTGGGGAGTCTCAAGAATAGTCAGGCAGTTCAGGTCGTGTTGGAGATCGGAAACGGCGTCATCAAAACTCGGCTTCGGCCACGGCTTTTCCGGTGTGTCTTCGCCGTAAGTCTCGGTCATGTAGTGCTCGAAATTTGCGAAGACTTGCCGATCGTATTCGCCGTTGATCCACGAGCCAACGACCGCCTCCCTGGAGGAAAAATAATCGGCCCAAGCCGGTCGCTGGTGGGGCCTAAAAACCAAGATCAAACCAGTTTTTGTTGCATTCTCCATTTTTTTCACCTTTGGTCCTGCGACTGTTATCCGTCGCTCGATCTATGTATATACTACACCATGTTCGGCCGAAAAGCAAGCGAAAAATCGTCGATTTTAACCCTATGTGCGATGGTGAGTTAGGTGATTCAGTACCCTTCAGTGACTGCCTGATGATCTCCAGCTCGCGCTGCGTCGCGGGCCTCGCTGGCTCGGGCCACCGCCATACGCCGCTTCCGCCGCAGGTGAGGCACTGCGGATTGGTCGGTCCAGGCCAGCACCGTGGGCACGGGCCGTCATGCGATGGCGGCTTGCTCATTGTTACGCGCGCGCGTAGGGCACAACACATATGCCACTGGCGACCGTTGAATCACTCGCCGCCGGCCGTTCTAATAGCTGTAGGATCACGCCATGATTCCCACCATGAACTACGGCAGCCGCGCGCCGCGGCCCAGCGACACGCCCCTTCGGCGGTTCCTGCGACTCATCTGGTTTCTCGGCAGCGCCGTCTGCTTCATAGGCGTGAGCTGGCTCTCGATCGAAATCGCCGTCCACGGCCCACGCGGTGGCGCACGAGACGAAATTAACGCGCTAATCATTGCCCTTTGTGGCGGCGGACTTTTGGCCCTCTGGGCCATCATCCGCTGGATCGCGCACGGCAATCGCCCCTAGTCGCTCTTCCGATATGCCTTGACCACGTCCTCCGGCGTCAGTCGGTGCTGGCGGAACCGTGGATGGGCCTCCATCAGCGCCTTCGCCCGCTGCAGCGCCTCATCGGCTTGCTTGCTATAGGTGCCCAATTGGAAAACCCCGGATGGCTCCTGCCATGGCTCTTCATTGCCCCCCAAAGCTTGTGACACATAGCCAGGGCGGCTTTCATCCAGCATCCGCGCCGCCTCTTCCAGCAGCGGTTGCCGCTGCCTGTCGCGCCAGGCCAGGTAGCCGGGGATCTTCTCCAGATCGGCCTGGGTCCTGGCCGACCGGACCAGCTCCGCATCCTCCGGGCTCGCCAGCCCATCGGCGAACATACGATCGATCAGGTCCTCTCTCGTCTGACGGGAGACCTCCGGCGGCTCGACGCCCAGAATCTGCTCCGCCCGAAACGGGTCCTGCGACAACAGCACCGACTCGGCCGCCTCGCGCCGCTTGGCATCCGCTTCCTGCTCCGGCGTGCGGATGTTCTCCATCTGTCGGCGGGCCAATTCCTGCTGGATGCGCGCGGCCTCGGCCTGAGCCGCCTGTCGCTCCAGCTCCGCCTCGCGCGTCGGCCCCGCCCGCTCGTGTTCGCGCTCCGCGGCTTCTCTGGCGAACCGCTGCTGCGAACCCTGCAGAGCCATGGCCCGGTCGTAGTCCGCCCGCTGGATGTCAGCGCGCGACTGCTGTTCGCGCTCCGCGGCTTCTCTGGCGAACCGCTGCTGCGAACCCTGCAGAGCCATGGCCCGGTCGTAGTCCGCCCGCTGGATGTCAGCGCGCGACTGCTCCGTCGCCCGACCCTGCCGCCGCTGGGCGATCATGTTCATCACCCGGGCCATCAATGGATCCTCGGCCCCGGGCCCGCCGCGATTGGCCAGCAGCGCCGCGGCCGCCTGCCCGCCTTCCGGGCCCTGCCGACGTCGACGCGCCAGTTGCGCCGCGAAGACCAGATTGGCATGTTCGTTGGGGTCCACTATCGATTAGCCCGCTTGAATTCCTCGGCCTCGGCCAGCAGCCGCTCGGCGCTGGCCCGCAGCTTCTGTGCCTTGCGGGCGTCGGGTTCCTGTTCCGCGCGGTTCATCCGCTGTTTCGCCAGACGCTCGCGATTGCGGTTGATCGCCGCCTCGCGTGTCGCCGGCGCCCCGGCCTGCCGCCGGATGTGCCGGGCCTCAGGCCGTCCCATCGTCGCGGCCATGATCGCGAAATCCCGCTCGCTTAGGCGCCCCGATCCGCTGGAGATCTTCCGCGCGTAGTCCAGCAGCTCGGCGTCGCTCATCGACTCCGGGCTCTTCGATTCGGCCTCGTAGTTTTTCAGGGCCTCGTCGAGCTCGCCGCCCCGCTGTGCCGCGTCGTTGTAGTCGCTCGTCGGATCCTCCACCCGCCCGGAAAGTTGGCTCTCGCTGCCCAGCAGCTTCGACAGCGGAGACGCCTTCGGCTGCTCAGGCGTCGCGTTGGCGCCGCCGGGGCTCATCCCCAAATTGGCCAGGGCTTGGCGAAACAGATCCGCCTTGTTGACCCCGCCGGCGACGGTGCTGGACCGTAGCAGATTCATCACGCCGTTCATCGGCTTGTCTCCATTGATGGTATCCATCCCGGATACGAAGCGATTGGGGTGGTCTGGCTCCTTGAATTGACTGGCGAAGTGCCCCTGGTCGTCCACCCCGAGTTTACCAGCCCGCCACGCTTCCCGGTATTTGTAGTGGTGCCGAGGATCATCCGGGTCCCGGTTGAGTGGCTGGCCCATGGCCCGGCGCTGCTCGACAATGCGCGCGAAATCGTCGCGAAATTTCCTTTCTTCGGTTTCAGACCATCCCGCCGGCACTCAATAAATCCTCTCGCCACTGTCGGCGGCAAACCCCGGCAGTCCCTGCAACGTCGCCATCAGCCGCCAGAGGTCGTTGGAGTGGATGTTGTTCAGTGACGTGGCGTAGTCCACCTCGTCGCCGCGCTGGCCGGCCTCGATGCCGAGGGCCTGGGCTAGAGCGCTCAAGACCGCCCGCTCGTAGTCCACGTCCTGACCCCGCTGCCCGAGCCGGAAATCCGCATCCTGCCCGCGCTGCTGGACGTCCTGCCCGCGCGCGCCAAGCGAATAGTCCATGTCGTCGCGGCGCATGGTGACGTCTTGTCCGCGTCCGGTCACCAGCGCATTCAGTTGCTCCGCCAGCCAGTCGATGTCCTGCCCGCGCGTCGTCGTCGACGCGCCCAGTTCGCCGAGATATTTCTGCAGCCCCTGGCGGCCGCCCTCGGTGAGAAGGCCGATGTCCTGCCCGCGGCGCTGCAGGGTCTGCGCCAGTTGGGCCAGGCGATATTGGGCGTTCTGATCCTTGGCCCCCAGCTCGGACGCCGTCCGCGCCGCGGCCCCTGCGGCCCCGGCGTTGGCCCGGATGTCGGTGGCTCGCTCGGCCAGCCCCCCGATGGCCCCGGTGCCCGCCAGCCGCTGCTCCAGATCCCACAGCGCGTCGTCGGCGTTCCCCGTAATCTCGTTGATCGACCGGTTGGCCATCTGGTTGGTGTCGGCGGCCGACCACAACGGCTCTGGCTCGGCGTATTCCGGCAGCCCCGCCGCGAAATTGGTAAACGGATTCTGGGGTCCGGCCCCCGGCCCCCCCGGACCTCATGGCGGTCCGCGGCAGCGCCGGCGGCGGTCGCTGCGACAGGTACGGATTACTGCTCACCGGCGTCGTGTAGCTCACGGGCGGCGCGTTCGGCTGAACCGTCGGCGCCTGCGGCGGCGCCGGCGGCTTCGAGCCCAGGACCGTCGCTCGATCGACCGGCGCTCCCCGCTTTGGCTTGACGGGTGCGGTCCCCTGGGCGGGGCCCGGGCGCCATCGATTCTGAAACCCGTACTGCAGCGCAACCGCCATGTCACTACCTCGAATACGGTCCGCGCCGCAGCATCTGGCGATACGACTCGAACAGCGGGTCGGTCGGGTCCTGCGGCGCTGTAAAACCCGGCGGCAACTCGAATTGACTGGTGTCCAGTTGGCCGATCCGCTCTGGCGCCGCCGCCGCCCCCGCGATCCGCGCCGGTTGCGAGACCCTGGCCGGCCGATTGTTCAGCCGACCCATCAATGGCCCCAGCGACACCCGCGGCGGCAGCGCCGCGCCGCCGCCGCCGGGCGCCATCACTGAACCGCCGCCGCCTCCGAAGTCGAATTGCCCACCGCCCGGAGTCGCTTCACCACCGCCGCCGGTCAGCAGATCGCTGACCGCATTGACCCCGAAACTGCGCAGATCGCGCCGCGCACCGCGCTCCGGGAAGGCCCCGGGGTTGGCGTCGCCGTAGCCGATCGAGATCAGGTAGTCGGAGAAGGGGTTGTCCGGCGGCAGGTTCGTGTTACGCCCGAATATGGCCTGCACCTGGGCATCGAGATCGTTGTACCCAGGGCTACCCGGATGCAGGACCCCGGCGGCCGCGACGTTGCCCAGTGAGCCGCGGCTCTGCATGACGCTGGCCGGCAGACCGCCGGGGCCGGACCGCGGCAATGGGCTCTGCCCGAATCGATTGCCGCCCTGCGTCGGATTCCAGCCCGGTTGGTGGGAGTAGCCGAAAAATGCCATCGCCGACGCCCCTTATGGCTCGCGATCAGGTGAAAACCGGCGACGACTTCGTCACGCCGTCGACGCGGATCTTCAACTGATTCGTCGTAGCATTGTACCACATGCCGTCATTGGCAGGACTTGCCGGGTCCGACGACAGTGAACGAACATGGGTTTCGAATTCCTTGCCCCGTGGGAAAAACACGACCGGCGATCCATCGACCGCGCGGATGGTCATCGTAGCGAAGCCATCAACGGCTCCAATATCATCGAACCGCGCCTGCCCCGGCACGAAGAGGCTGCCGCCCAGCTGGAAAATCACCAGCGAACTGCCCCCGCCCGTCTCGATCTGCAGCAAAACCAACGTCGTGTCGCGAATTTGCACCTTGAGTTTGAGGACAGCGTCTTCCTCGATGGCCCACATCGCCCCATTGCCCGGCTCGGTCGGGTCCTGTTCCAGCACCGGAACGCTGGCGAATGGTCGATCGACCTCCGCCTGGTGCAGTTGCCTCTCGGTCGACCTGCGATCGACTGCTTTGCCGCTTCTCGGGATGCCGCCGCCCTGGCCCACTTAGCGCCGCCTTCCGTCAGTCGCCTTGATCGCCAGTCCCCAGGCCGTCAGCCGCCATTCGTCGTCGGCTCGAATCGATCCCGCCCGGAAGCCGATCCACCGCCCGCGCGCCGACAGCGGCAGTCGATGCTGGCTGATGCCGCACCGCGCCGTGAACTGCCGCCGGATCAGCCGCTGAAGGTAGCCTGGATTGCCGGGCAACTCCGACATTTCGGCGAGCCGCAGTTCGCAGTTCAGGCGGACCTCGCGGCCCGCCCCCCGCATCAGGAAATACCGCGGGCTGATCGTCCTGCCATTGGCCCCGAAGTGCGACGGGTAAAATTCGACGAACGCGTCCATGCCCTCGATCGCGAAATCCACCGCTGCCCCCGACGTCGGCGGCACCGGCGCCAACCAAAACGCTACCACTGCCGTCGTGTCCCCCCCCGACTTCATCACCGCGGTGAAGACGTCGCCGGCCGCGTCGCGCATCGAAATCCGCTGCCCCGCCATGGCCGGCTGGGCGGCAAACGTGAATCCGTCGGTACGCGTCAGGGTCCACAGTCCGCCCGACTCGTCGATCGTGCCCGCCCCGTTGCGGACTTCGGCTGATTGCGGCGTTGCCGCGTGAACCTGGTTTTCGTGCGAGTCGGACGTCGGTGTGGCCCAGACGCAACCGTTCGCATCCCCCAGGATCACCCGCTGCACATTCTGCTCGCTCGCCGACTGGTCGATGGAATTGATGAAACACGCGGCGGTGGCGTGGATGACGTCGCGGCGCCACGATGGCGGGCCCTCGCCCTCCAGCGATCGGTAGTCCAGCACCAGCCGGGTGTCGATGGTGGTCGAGCCCTTGCGCTTGACGAACAGCCATAACTCATCGTTCGGCCAGTAATCGACCGCGAAGAATCGTGACGCCTGGCCCCAGGCGCTGTCGCCGACGCCGCCGCTGGAGAGAGTTGCCTGGTAAAAGTCGCCGGTTCCCTGCACCTCCTCCCAGTCGTAACTGGCGGCAGGCGAGACCTCATTGGCCTGCACGTCGATGAAATATTGCTCGTCCTCGACGAGTTCCTCGAACAGCGGAAAAACCTTGACCGTCACCTGTTGGCCCGGCGCGATGGGCAGGCCGCCGGCCGGGAACGGCTGATCATCGACCACAAAACGATTTGGGTCGCTGCTGGAGTCCAGGACCAGGTCCACGCCGGCGTCGTCGGGGTCCGGCGTGGGCTTGGTCTCGTCGTGCACGTTAAATGCGACACGGAAGTGGAACAGCTCGGTCAGGACATCGTTGTTGGTGAAGGTGAACACCACCTCGGTGAGGATCTGCGGCACGGTGTCGCCGGGCACACTGGTGATCTGGCCCGGCTGGAATTCCAGCTCCTTGATGATCGGCTCGATCGGCAGCGAGACGAAGCGTGGGAACTCGCCGTTGAAGGCCACGACGCCCGTGGTCGAGAGCCAATACGCGACCCCCTCGATCTCCACGATGGTGGCCTGACTCACCGGGGCCCAAGCCCCCTCGTTGACCAGCGGGACCGCGCGATAGACGGTCTCGGGGCGGTTGTCGGCCAGCTCGTAGATGGCTCCGTTGGATTTGCAGACGAATACCCTGTTGTAGAGCCGAAACATGGCCACTATCTGGCCACCGTCGTTGGCTCCCACCTGCACCACGTTGAACACCGGATCGACGTTGAACGGGGCATTGGGCTCGGAGTAATAGACGATGTTCAGGTCGATCGGATAGTCGGTCTTGGCCGCGTACAGCAGACGGTCCAGGTGGGCGATGCAGAAACGAGTTGACGGCACCCGTCCATGGCGCCGCGGCAGGACGATGTGGCTCAAGCGATCGTCCGGCGTGAAATCAAAGATCGTCGTCGTGCTGCCCTGTCCGGGATTCGCGACCTCCTGCAACTTGCGAAACACGTCACCGCCGTCGGTCGTTCGCCAGATCACAATCTGATCGAAGACCAGCTTGTCGTCGGCTCCGTTCAGCACCAGCTGGATCTTCTTGCCGGTGCCGTCGGGCCCGCTGTCGACCGCGTCGCTGAATTTGCTGGTCGCTGCGGTCTTCGAGCTCATGTAGCTGATGCGGTAGCGGTAGCCGGTGTTGGCGTACATCGGTGGGGCGCTGCCGACCGCGACCCAGGACACGTCGGCCGACTCCAGCAGCGGCTTGGCGTCGTCGTTGGTATTGCCCGTCGAGACCACGGTGTCGATGAACGTGGCCGCGTCCTTGTCCACTACGATGTTGCGATTCTGGTAGCGGCTCCCGGTGGCGATGAACAGTTGGCCGTCCAGTGGGACCGCGTCCGGGATCCGCGTGCCATCGATCTTGAATTCCTCGGTGGCCCGCAGGTCCGAGAGCCCGGTGTCGAACCCCGGCGCGATGTGGGTCAGGTCGGCCGAATAGACCTTGGCGACCGCGTCGCCATCCCCATCCACGCCGTTGCGGACGACGGCGTAAGCGCGGCGGAACTTCTCGTCCTCGACGATGCGCAGGACTTCCGCCGAGCCGTCGAAGTTGTTGTTACCCAGCGGATTGGATGGGTGCCCGCCGTTGGGGTCACTGTCGAAGTCGGCGAGGGTGCGGCTTCCGGCCCGCGGCCCGACCGATCCGTAGGGCCGGCTCCAGTCGACGTTGGCGGCGTCGGCCAGCGTGCCCGGCGGCGCCTGCTCGGGGTCCAGGCGGCGATGGATCCCGCGCACGAACTCGATCCACGCCTCTTCGATCATCAGCTGCCACCCGTGACGTTGATCAGTGTCAGCCGCTGGGCCGCCGGCCAGTCCTCTGCGATCCGTCGCTGATCGTCCAGACTGCGCAGTTTGAGTCTGCCGGCATCGCGCTGCGGATCACCGTACTGCGCCCAATCCCGGGCCAGCATCGATAGGAACTTGCCCTTCTGCGATCCGGTCGCCGCCGCGTCGCGCTGCTCCTCCGCTTCGCCGAGGCAGCCGATGATCAGGGTCTCGTGCATCTGGCCCGGGAGCTTCGGCCGCTCGTCGAGGTTCACCAACTCCAACAGCCGTCGCTCGTAGGGAATGACCAGGGTGAGTTGCTCCTGCGGCGTCGGCCACAGCTCCATCTTCCACAGGTCTTCGTTCGGCTCGTAGTTGTGCTGGTAGTAGGTCGGCCGGGTCCCCTGGCTGCCGTAGGCCCGCAGTGCCGTCATTTGGTCCGGGGCCACCAGCTCCGGGTAATACCATATCCCGTCGCTGTAGCGCGGCTTGTTGCCGATCTGCCACGCCACAAAGTCGTCGGGTAGATAGACGTAGTCCTGGCCGGCGACGGTCTGTACGTTGGCTTGGGTCATCAGCCATCGCCACATGCCGTATTTGGCGACTGTCTGATACGCCGTGTTGATGTAGCCCAGGAACTCCGACAGGGTCGGGGCATCGGAAATCACGTCGCTGTATTCCAGCGACAGGAAGCGGCTCATCCGCTCCAGAATGGTCTGAACCGTGGCCATCGCGCCGCCTTCCGCGCCGGCCCGACGGCGCGGCCGCGGCTTAGGGGAAAATCAGCCGCTGCCGCCGCGCGTCGGTACGCATCGAGGACTAGAACCAGCAGACCTCGACCTGCACCTGGAGGCCGGTGCCGTCCCAAGTGGCGGTGTCGTCGAGGATCGCCGTGACCTTGCTGCCGGGAACCAGCAGGTCCGCGGCCGGGTTGATGGTGCCGTAGCTGCCGGCCGTCCCGACGTCGGCCGCCGCGGTGTTGACCAGCGTATGGATCGCCGCCGCCGGCGCCCCGGCGCTGTCAATGATCGGCAGCACCGAGAAGATCGACGTGGCCCCGATCTTGACGTCCAGCTGCATCTTGCCGGTGCTCGGCGTGTTGGCCACGCCCAGGCCGGCCCGGACGATGTTGCCGTGGCCGTTGGCCACCAACAGCGTCGTCGTGTGGTTGGTGAGAGCGACGCCGTCTCCGGGCGTCCAGATAAACGTCTCGGTCTTCGGCTGGGACCCCGGCGGGAACAGAAACACGTTCACCAGGGCCTCGGTCGAGGCCGCGATGGTCTGGGCCTTGGTGACGTAGGCCACCGGGCAGGCCCCGCCACGGGTGACGATGCCCACCGATCCGCCGGCCGCCACCGCCTGGTACTGCGGCACCAGGTAGGACTCCCCCAGCTTGACCTGGAGGAAGTCGCCGACCGCCAATGAGATCGACTGCCCGGCGTTCTCGTTCTTGACCTTCACCTGGCACGGCCCGCCGTAGAAGTAGCGCCGGAAATCGCCAGCTGCAAACGCGGTCTCAACCGCGCCGGCCCGGAACGGGCCGTTGGCCTCGGACGGCTGGGCCAGAAAATGATGCACCGCCATCTCGTCGGTGATGAGGATCCCGCGCGATGTGGTGGCGCCGGCGATCTCCGCCACGTCCTTGTGCAGGATGGCGCCGATGGCCTGGGCCGCGTTGTCAGCCGAGCCGGACTCGAAGATCCGGCTCGGGCTGCCGATGGCCGCCGCGTGATGCGAAGATGGCATGATCATGCCCCCAGTGGAAATAGACCGCCCGGCGCAGACGATGGGTCGATCGACCCATATGCTCAATCCATCCCGCCACAAGGCGGGCCAGCATCGCCACGTCGGGACCGTCTCGTTGTCTGCCGCTACCGGCCGCTGTCGTTGGGCCGGATGAACACCCGCTTGCCAGTGTGAAACTGCCCGTTGCCGCTGGTGATCGCCGCGTCCAGGTAGATCGCCAGCGGGCTCATGCCCAGAAACGAGCCCAGCACCAGGCCGCCGGCGCTGCCGGCCTCGTCGTCCGTGTGCAGCTCATCGCCGGGGTTGATGTCGCCGCTGATGCGATAAATCCGGGCCGCGTTGTGGTAGCCGTAGGTCTGGGCCAGGAACACCCCGTCGACCGGGATCAATGGCTGCCCCTCGGCTACCAGGCCTATCATCCTGCCGGACGTCGTCTCTTCGACCAGCTTGGCCGGTATCGGACCCCCATCGTGGTCGGCGGCGACGCCGGACATCTGCACCGCCGCCCCCACCGGCAGGGCCGCCGAGTGCTTGTTGCGACACCAGACGAACTTTTTGCCCGGTCCCTCGGCGCCGCTGCTGGGCACGACGCCCGGTAGCGGTGGCCATCCTTGATTGAGCATATGTGAAACACTCCTTCACATCACTACTTCAGAGCGCTGATCCGCGCCCCCGGGCCCGCTGCCGGGCCAGGGGGTCGGCGTCACTCACGATCAGGCGGCGATCGCGCCGCCAAACCCCCAGAGCACGCATTGCCGCTGCCGGCTGTTGCAGGCCGTCGTCATCAGGTGCCTGATCAACTGCACAGCGACCTGCTGCTTGAAGTCAAACTCCACGGGCTTGCGCTGCGGAAACGCCTTTTCGTGGCCGATGACCATCAGGTTTCGGCAGTTGTTCATGAACACCTCGCCGGTGTTCGGGTAATCGCCGGCGGCGAACGTGCCGCGGCCGCTCGGCGTGGCGACGCTGCGCACGTAGGGCGGCAGGCCGCCGGCGCCGACGCCCAGGTCCTCGACGAAGTCGATAGACACGCCGCGGAACGTCGGATCGGGCTTATCCAGTTCCTTGGAGGCGAGGTTGTCGCGCCCGTGAGCCAGGGCGTCCTGAGTTTGCTCCAGCACGTCGTAGGCGATCTCGTCGGCGTAGATCTTCTGCTCCATCAGGGCCAGTTTCTTGTCGTCCAGGGCCATCTTCGCCTGATTCGGGGACATGAACCTGATGTAGCGGTTGGCCTTCTTCATGAACCGCCGCAGCAGGTTCCCGTTGGCCAGCGTCTCGGCCGAATTGTGGCTGAAATCCGGCGTCAGGTTATGCCCGTGCGGCCCGACGTAGCGATTGAGCCAGCGCGGATCGGTGTCGACGTTGATCCCGGCGACGCTGGGGCTCCCGTCGACGTGGTAGCCGTCGCGGGTGATCCAGTATTTCTGGCCCGGGAACGGGGCCCGTGGCTGGCCCAACTTGTCGGCGTTGCCGACGGCGTTCCACCAGAATTCCTCGAAGTCGTTGGCCGCCTCGGTCATGCCGGCCTCCTGCCGGACCTCGGCCAGTCCGAAGATCTTGGTCATCCTGTCGGCGCCGTTCAGCAGGGCCTCGATGTCCTCGATGTTCCATAACCATTCGTAGACCGACCAGTCCACCTCCCCCGCGACGGTGTGCTGCGTCTCACGCACTTCGCGGACGTCGTAGGGGGCCACGAAGCCCTTCACCACGCCCTTTCGCAACAGGGTGTGGATGACGACCTTCTGACCGCCCTGTACGAGTTTGCGCTTGTGGCGCATGAGGTCGGCGAAGTGGTAGGTCTGGCGGATGATCTCGTTGGTCATCCCCAGGCCGTCCTTGCCGAACTTCTGCGCGAAATACAGCGCCAGTGTGCCCTCGATGAAGTCCAGATTGGCCTGAAGAATGCTCATGTTCGCTGCCCTCGAAAGATCGGTCCGCTTGCGCGGACCGCGCCTATCGGTCGAAAATCACGTCACCATGTCGATCGCGCGGCGTAGCGTGATCCTCACGCGAACGTCAGGCGGCGGCGATCCGGCGCTCGGCGAACTCGGTGAGTGATTCACCTGGTCGCAGGGTGTCGGTCTCGGCGCCGTGTCCGGCGTCGCGGGCAGAGCTGGCGCGCGCGCCCCTGCGGGCGGCATCGAGGGCGGTCTTGGCCCCATTGCGTTGGGCTGTGGGGTAATTCAGCGCCTGCCCTGCCAGAACCAGCGCTGATTTGAGTCCCTGCGGCCCGGATTTCGGATCCCACAGCCGGTCGGCCATCTTGTGCCACTGCATGTATTTGGCGCGGTCCTTGGCCAGTTCCGGAAAGTGCAGATCGATCTCGGCGTGGATCGCGGAGATGTGGGAGTTAAAGGCCTCCAGCTCCTGGCGATCCGCAAAGCGCGTCACTTCGTCGTGGCCGGCGCGTAGCTCGTTCAGTTGCTCGGCGATCGCCTGATTCTGCTGGGCCAGATTCAGGGCGAAGTCGCGCAGCGATTTTTCGGTCGGCGTCTCGAACTCCTCATCCTTCATGCCCGCCAGCTTGGCGACCAGGTCATCGCCTCCCGCAGCCGGCCTCCTGCCGTTAGTCGGCGTCGCCCCTGCGGCGGACAGCTGCTCAGCGCGGACATGCTCCAGGGCGGCAATAAATGCCGGGTTCTGGGCAATGGCTGCCATCCGCTGGCGCTCACCGCTGATGTGCTCGACCCACTGGTTGAACTGGGCGAAGGCCTGCCGGCCCTGGTCACCAGCCGACTCGAGGATCGTCTGGATGGTCGTGTAGGGGTCGGCGCCGGAGGTCGGCGCCGGATCCTGCGGCGCGGTCTGCGCCGCAGGATCAGCCGGCGCACCAGCGGGCACGGTTCCTGTGGGTGTCCTGGCCGGGTCTGCGGCGCCGGTGATCTGCTTGGCCAGATCACGGGCCGCGTCGTGCATCGAATAATCGGGCCTGGGCTCGCCGGCAGGTGGCGTGCCGCTGTCTTCGCGC